CTACCACGACATTAGTGCGTTCTTTGTAGCGCAAGGTGAGATACAGGCTGCTGTAGTCCAGCAGGAGCACGATAAGAAGCTAGGTAAGCCAATACAGAAGGATGCCACTGCCGAAGCCTTAGACGCGATGTTTGCCAGCAGGCAGATGTTCAAGATGGAAGTGGAGCTACGTGAAGCATTGATTTACGGCTCCGGCAACGAGTCTGGCTTGTACGAAGAGATGTGCCAACGGCGCGATGCCATCATTCAAGAACGGCGGGACGCGATTGAAGAAGAAGCCAGGCTAGAGCGTATGCGCCTACGGGCAATTAAGCGCAAGAAAGAAGAGCGTATTCAGAACCTCCAAGAATGGTTAGCAGTTGTCCTTGGGGTGTCGATAAGTAGCTTTATCATGTATGCAATTTGGTGGATGTTTAGGCACGGGGGTGACGAATAATGATGACTTTGCTTTCAACGTTAATTAGCTTCCTGATGGGCGGCCTGCCGAAGCTGCTTGATTTCTTCCAGGACCGTGCAGATAAAGGGCATGAGCTCAAACTAGCCGCCATGCAGACTGAGCGTGAGCTACAACTAGCCGCGGCAGGTTATGCCGGCCAGGCTAAGGTTGAAGAGATTAAGCTTGACGAGATTAGGGTTCAATCCTCCGCGGACACTCAGCAAGCCTTAATGGGTGCCCAGCAGGCTGAAATGCAGGCCATCTATGCCCACGACATGAGCCTGAACGAGGGCACCAGCCAGTGGATGAAGAACCTCCGCGCTGGTGTGCGACCGATCATCACGTTCGGCTTCTTTTTCCTGCTAGTGGCCATTGACGTTGGCCTATACATCCACGGCATTAACAATAATGTATCTTTCGACATCCTTGCAGATCAGCTTTGGGATGACGACACTCAGGCCCTGTTTGCTTCGATTATTGCCTTCCATTTCGGGGGAAGGGCGTTTGGCAAATGAACGTCAGCCCTCAATGCTTAGCGATGATCCGGCATCACGAGGGTACCAGGCTGCGCCCTTACCGGTGCCCCGCACTTTTGTGGACATGCCTTGTTGGGCATGTGTGCGACCCGAACCATACAAGGGTGCCGTTAGAGCAGAGGAAGTCTCTACCGATACCGGAGGGGTGGAATCGGCAGTTTACGATGGAGGAGGCTGATGCGGTGCTTTCTAAGGATCTTGAGAGGTTTATCCGAGGCGTATCCAAGTATTGCCCTGGTCCTATTACTCAAGGGCAGTTGGACGCATTGGTCAGCTTTAGTTTTAATCTTGGGCTAGGAACTTTACAAAGAAGCACCTTACGGCAGAAGCATAACCGGGGAGACTTTGAGGGTGCCGCTAAGGAATTCTTGAAGTTTACGAAGGCAGGCGGGAAAGTTTTGAGGGGGCTTGTTGCTAGGCGAGGTGATGAGCGGTCTCGGTATTTGGCCAAATGAATACACGTTTTACATAGTTACAACATAACCTTAAAATGGCTATAAGTCTATGAAAGTTTAAGGGAAAGTATTATGACCTCCGCAGTTGTGATGACCTATGACAGCCTAGTGGCTGACGTGATCTCCTATCTGGAGCGGACTGATACCGCCACGGTAGACAAGATTCCTACTTTTATTATGTTAGCTGAGCAGGTTATCGCCAGCCAGATCAAGTTTCTAGGCAACCTGACGGTCCAAGAAAGCCAGATGATTGCTACGCAGTCGGTGATTGACAAACCTGCCCGGTGGCACAAGACGGTCTCCATGAACGTGACAGTGGCCAACAACCGATACCCTGTCCTGTTGCGCAAGCCTGAGTACCTGCGGGAGTACTGGCCAAATCCTAGCGAGACGGAAGTCCCGAAGTTTTACTCTGATTACGACTACACCCATTGGCTAGTGGCGCCTACGCCTGACCTTGACTATAACTTTGAGGTTATCTATTACGAGCGGGTTCAGCCCTTGAGCTCAAGCAACCAGGTTAATTGGTTCACAACCTATGCCCCGCAGGCCATGCTGTACGGGACGTTACTGCAGTCGATGCCGTTCTTAAAGAACGACGACCGGATGCCTATGTGGCAGGCTCAGTACGACCTCATTATCAACACTCTGAAGGCTGAGGATGCGATGCGCATAGCTGACCGTCAGGCCGTCGCATTGGACTCCTAACTATGTCATATAACAGCCCCTTCACAGGAAACGTAGTCCAGCCGACTGACGTTTCTTACCGCGAGATTAATTTAACGTCGGACCTGCAACTTGAGTGGCCAATTAACGGGACCACGACGGGTAACGCGGCTGCGCGGATTATGGATGTTTTGCCTGACCAGGCTGGGTGGGACTTGTTTATGCCACCGGCGAATCAGACATCGGTAGGTAACGATGCAATGATCCGCAACATTGGCGCCTTCACGTTTACGGTTGTGGACTTTGACGGTAATACGATTATCGCGGTAGACGCCGGTGAGGCGAAGTACATCTACATTACTGACAACCCTGACGAGGCAGGCACCTGGGGTGTTTTAGAGTTCGGCGCGGGATCTTCCTCTGCTGACGCGGCAACTCTGGCAGGGTACGGCTTAAAGGCAATCTCAACGACCTTAAACCAGTCGCATAGTACGGTAACCTTTTCGTCTAACTATACGGCTGTGGCGGCCGACAGGGCCTCCTGTTACATCTGGAGCGCCGGCGCTGGCACGTTAACTTTGCCGACTGCGGCGTCCCTTGGTAATGATTGGTTTATCTTAGTTCGTAATGGCGGCACAGGCTCTTTGTCTATTACGCCAACAGCGTCAAACATTAACGGGGTAGCGGCGGTAGACCTTCAGCCTGCTGATTCCTGCTTTGTGTGCTGCTCTGGTACAGCTTACTTTACGGTTGGCTTAGGTAAAGTTTCTCAGTTTAACTTTACGCAATTAACGAAACTAGTATCAACCGGCACCTATACCTTGACCTCCGCTGAGGCCGCTAACGTTGTCCAGAAGTATATTGGGACATTGTCCGGCGCGGTGACGGTAGAAATCCCACAGACGGTCCAGGTGTACTACATTGCTAACCAGACCACCGACCCCGGCCCTTATGATATTACGTTTACGACTGGTGTAGCTGGATCTAATACGGCTGTGGTGCCTGCCGGCAATCAGGTTATCCTGCTGTGCGATTCTGTCAATATCTACAACGCGACTACGATTAGCGCAGGCGCTAGTGTTTCATCATTGGCCAACGGCACGGTGACTAATCCGTCTCTGAACTTTGCCTCTGAAACAAATACCGGCATGTACCGGCCTGCTTCTGGCGAGATTGGCCTGACCATTCTTGGAACTAACGAGTTCTTGTTGTCTGCCTCTGGTCTTGTTGTTCCTAGCGGTATCTCTGGCGGTGTCTTCACATGACCCAAAAAGTCTTTGCACTTGATACTGTCGCTGGGATTCAGCGGGACGGGACGCTCTTTGATAAGGCGTTTTATACCGACGGCAAGTGGGTTAGGTTTCAGCGTAAGCGCCCTCGTAAGATGGGCGGCTATCGGGTTATCTCGGCTCAGCTTACAGGCCCATCGCGGGGTATTTGGGTTAATCCAAGGAACGGCCTTACCTATATTTTTAGTGGGTACAGTGATGGCCTGCAGACGCTAACGATTGACAGTAACGGTGTTGGATCTGGCTTTCAAAACTTCACGTTAAATAACTTCACGCCATCGAACCTTAACCTTTGGCAGTTTGACGGTTTTTATGATGTGGCTGGGTCTGGCTTATCTACTCTTATAGCGCATCCAGGCCAGAACCTAGCTGTAATTGATAACACCACGAACACGCCTGTGTTGATTGGTGACGTAACAGGCACGACCTTGTCTCAGATTGGCGTTTTTACGGACAGTGTAACGACAGCAAACGGCGTAGCTACGGTTACCTTGGCCGCTACTAACATCTTAATTGCTGCTGGCCAGTCTATAACAGGTGCGGGGATACCTAGCGGAACAACGGTTGTGTCTGTTGTTAGCACGACGGTTACCTTATCTGCTAACGCTACGGCCAGTGCGACGGTGACGGCTACTTTTAACAACAACGTCAGCGTCTCCGGCGGGGTTGTAGTGCTCCACCCTTACGTGTTTGTTTTTGGTAACGATGGCTTAATAAGAAATTGTTCTGCCGGCAATGCACAGGATTGGGTCTCTGCGGACGCTAATGAGGTGAATGTCGCCTCTGGGAAGATCGTTAAGGGGTTACCAGTGCGTGGTGGCTCTAACAGCCCCTCAGGCCTGTTCTGGAGCTTGGACAGCCTTATACGCGTCTCCTATACCCCTCAGTCGCTAGGTATTGCAGGAACGGCTAACTTTTCTACCCCGACCTTCTGGCGTTACGACATCATATCGAGCCAGACTTCGATCTTGTCCTCGCAGTGCGTGATTGAGTACGACGGCATCTATTACTGGATCGGTGTTGATCGATTCCTTCTGTACAACGGTACGGTGAAGGAAATTGAAAACAACATGAACCAGAACTACTTTTTCG